GTTGTAATTACACAAGTACAAAATACAAATAATGTCAATGCTCCAGCAACAACCGTTGTAGGAATCGAAGCTGAAGGCAGAACTATTGCCACAAACGCAGCAAATCCAGAATAAAAAAAAGGGACCCGAAGGTCCCTACTTTCGACGACCGTATCTGCAGATACGCCGCCTGGCCTCTTACGAGACTACTAATCTTGAGCTAACTTAGCAAAATAACTCAGTGTATCTTCTTCTTCTTTACCATCATCTGGTTCACCAAATGGCATGGCATCAGCTGAAGCTGGTTGAGCTGCTGGTTCTGCGGTTTGCATAACCGGTGCATCCATGGATTCACCTGCATCAACACCTAATACTCTATTAAACTTAGCTTTAAGTTCATCATAAGATTTGTAATTTGCTGGATCAGTAAATTCTGATAAGGCATGTAACTGTTCATATGTTTCAGTTAATCTTGCTTCATCGCCTTCATATAAAGCTGATGCTTTACTGAATTCTGATTTATCATAGTTTACCCAACCTTCGACCTTTCTGATCTTAATTTTGAAATCGGCACCTTCCCAAAAATCATAAGGGTTAATAGGTGTTTCATCTGCAAATTGTGGTTGCATAACATCCATGATCTTATCAAATATTTTCTTACCAAATTTATAAAGGAAAACTTTCCCTTCATTTTGTGGATTATCTGGATCAGAAATAACAAGAATATTACTTACGTAATGTAATCTTCTCTTTCTTTCTCTAGCTAAAGCTTTATCCTCGTCTCTACCTGTATTCCATAAAACAGAATTAGCTTCTGATACTGGGTCTTGTTGACCAATAGAGGTTAATGAGTTTTCTATATACCATAGTCCAGTAGGTCCCTTAAAGCCATGGTCCCAATATCTCACCCAAGGAAGGTCTTCGCCTTCTTTGGCAGGTAAGAATCTAATCACGGCATATCCGTTTCCTGCTTTATCTCTAGTAGGTTTCCAGAATCTAGTATCTTCATAAGAATTAGTTTCTGGTTTGCTTGTGGATACAGCTTCTGCTGCCTTCACGAGTTTATCTATTGATGAGCCTCGCATACTCTTTAAATTATCTAACGACATTTTATTTCTCCATATATTACTGAATTATCCACTTTATACATAACAAAATATACTTATATTATAACACATTATTGTGTCTATGTAAAGGTCTTTTTCAAAATATTTACACATTTAGTTTTATCGAACTTTACAAAAGGTTTATATTTCGTAATCTTTCTAAAGATGTCAGGCCAAATAATTGTTTCAGAAATCTTTTTATTCTCACGATCTACAAACCCTGTTATTGAATCCAAGATTACTACAGTTTCTAAATGTATTTCATCTTGTAACCAATAAGTTATTACGAAAGGATGTTCATTATCTTTTGCTTCTAATAAAGCATCAAAGTCTGAATTACTCTCGTATAATTTATTTATATCGTTTTCAAAGGTGTATGTAATACTTTCACATACTTTCTTATGTTCACGATAATATCTTTCACCATGTTCGTTAAGCATATCACCGACATACTTAACGTCATGTTTAAAATTAGCGACATAGAAATCTAAAAGATTATCGTATGTATTTGCTAACTTGGCAAAAAAGTATTTATCTTTTCTTTTAAAAAAAGAAGTTGGTTTTACCGATGTTTTAAAATTATATTTTATCGCATCATAGCTATCTGTTTCAAAATGTAGCTTGAGCGAGTTATATAATTTATAAGACTCAAATGGGTCTTTCATATCGGTAACTTATTACCTTTCTTTACTCTTAATAGATTTAAGCTTTTAGCCTCAGCCTCTATCTTGGCTTTTAGAGAATCAGTCATGAGTCTTTTCATAGACTTATAATCTAATCCTCTGTCTTGCACCACATGTGCTGCTGCATCTATGTAGTTCATATTATGACTAGATACTAAATTCTCAACTGCAAGTGAGAACCTTTTCTTTGTCATTATTTTTTCTTCAATTACTTCTGTCATGATCTTCCAAATATTTTAATATCTTCATAGGTGAAGAGTTTTCATAAGGGTCAAGTTCACAATCATCTTGGAACCCGTCCTCAGCCATTAATACTTCAATATTACCATTATTAATTATAGCGGCATATCTCCATGATCTCATACCAAAGCCTACATTATCTTTCTTGACTAACATACCCATCTTTCTAGTGAATTCACCAGAACCATCTGCTAGATATTTTACTCTTTCTACATTGAGGTCTTTGAACCATGCCTTCATTACAAATCCATCATTGACAGATACACAATATACTTCGTCTATGTTATGACCAATTATATCGTTATAGTATTCATCAAAGCTTGGAACTTGTTGTGAACTACATGTTGGTGTAAAAGCTCCTGGTAATCCAAAAACTACTACTCTTTTATTAACGAAAACATCTTCTCCAGTTAAGCTATTATCTGGAAGGTTTTTAAAAATAATATCTTTAAATCCTATCATTTAAATACCCTTAATAAAATACAGTCGGAGTTAATTCTCCCTGTTGGTTTATTTGATTTGGTCGTAATCTTATCATTCCATATTTTCTGAATTTGTCTTTCAGTTTGATCTAATACTAATGGTAAGATTTCTTCCGGCTTTCGTAGAAGTACTACTCTACTTTCATCATCAAAATTCTTAATCGTAGTACCACTCACTTCAAATCCATGAACAGATTCTGTTACATATTCAAATAATCTTCTTTGCTTTGTATTATAAACATAAAGCTTATGACTACCTGGTATAAGTACTGGATTAATCGATACAAGTTTATCATCAATACTTTCTTCCATGTATTGTAATCTTTCAACCTGCTTATCTGATGTTCTTGGTTTATGTGCTCTTGGTTTTCTTGCTGATCTAAATGATGTTCTTAGTTTTTCTAAATCGGCAAACACATCTTCAAATTGTTTTAATATCTTTTTCTTATTACCTTTTGATATATGTGAATAAGCTTCTACACATTGTTCACATGTTCTATCATAGGCTTCTTTAATATTATTATATTCATATTCTAGTAAGCCTTTAAATATATTAATTGAATTACTTTTTAATCCATGGCCTCTAAATCTATTATAGGCAGAAAACTTTTGTGTGTAATCTTCATCAAACCAACCTTCTACAATTGTAGAGTCCCAATCAGTCCAAATAGTATCTATAACTTTTCGTCTTGTTCTTTCTGCTGGTGAAATGACAGGCTTTGGTGGATTCTCTTTTAGTTTTTCCAACTTGATCTTCTCACCTTCTTTCACTAGATCACGTAATCTTTGATTAACTGGCTCTAAATCTAAAGGAGCTCCAACCCAGCCTGCTTGATGTATAGCAATTGGTTTATAGTTTGCTTGATTAATTTTCCATACAGGATTTTTATTTAAATTAGCTAAATCTTTATTTGATAATTTTAGATCATGCTTACAATAGTGTAATATAGCATTGTGTGCTTTCTTTCTATTCTCATAGTAATAGAACCAATTATAAGCTCTTTTAAATTCAGCAACTTTATCATTCTCTGCTATCACATTGTGTGGACCATAATTTGGTTCAGGTCCTAAATACTTATCCTCTAGGGATGGTCCATGTCTTTTCTTTTTTCTTGCCATAATCATATATATAAAAATCGGTCAGCCGAAGCTAATGATAAGGAGTTGGAAACTCCGGCCAACCTTCTAAATTTGTTTAATTCCATCTACGTAATTCTCTGCAGCACTTTCAGCAAAGTGAACACTTTTACCTGCATATAATTCTGTTGCAATCAATACTCCATCTTTGTAAAAATCACAACCATATACTCCATTCTTTTCGAATAAATCTGATGTCAACGTACCATTTTGAAAAGTTGAAATCATATTTTTTATACCTTCTTCTGTTATCATAATACTCCTAATTTATATTTAACACTTGTTATAACAATATCCTTTCATATATTACCACCCATGATAATATATGTAATAGTATATAAGACCATGAACAATGCCAAAATCTTAAATGACCATTCAAAAATTTTAGTCCAGAAGTTAAATACTAAAGTCATAAACCACTTCATTAGCCTCTCCTCATTTTAGCAATATCTTCTGCTTCTTTTTGATTAATTACTGGTACCGCATTTGATTTATGCATTGTTGCAATACCTTTCACTAATGTGCCAGTATACTTTGGATTTTCTTTTCTTGCTGTATCACCAGCTTGATTTATCCATGTACCATCTTTCATGGCTTCTTCCATTAATGATTTATATTGTTTGGCTTGTTCTTCTCTCATAATATCTAGTTGAGATTTCTCTTTTACTAGTTTCTTAAAACCTGTAATTGGTTTTTTCTTAGAAGCATTTGCAAAATGATTCTTTCTTCTTTTTCCTGTTGGTCCATATCTAAGTGAACCCATGTAAAAACTTGTCATTCCCATAATTTTATATTATAACACAGTTAAAGTGATATGTCAACTGTTGGTCCAAATCTCTCCCATTGATTAATTAAGTCATCGCCATGTAATTGTTTCTCACCAAAAGTTCTAATCACTTTTCCATCTTTTGATCTTTCAATACGACCATCATTATAAGTTATATCTGTGACACGACCATCTTTTTCTGTATTAATGTTTTCATACCACATCTGAACTTTAGTAGTATCGAACACATGGATATTCGTAATTCCATCTGCCCATTTCTCAGCTAATAATAATTTAGCTTGTCTTATTACTTTTTCTTTATGCTCACCCATTACTTTTCTCCTCATTTAATTTTTCATAATCTTCCCAATCATGCGGTGTGCCTGCATTTGGTTTAGGTAATTTAGTTGCTCTTCTCCAAGCTTGATCTCTTAGATTACCAACTATTTCTTTATTCTTCTCTTTCATCTAATTCTTGAGCCATAGCTAATGCTATGTCTAATACTTTTCTTTGTTTATACCATACACCTGAAAATACTTTTGTATGTCTAAAACCAAAATCAGGATCAATGGATTCTATAATATAACGAGGTAATCCTACTAAAGAGCGATCTTTAAATACTCTTACATTACCATAACTTTCTATTAATAATCTCATTTTCCACCATTCACAAAATAGTCAACAACTA